ACTTGTTTTAATTCTATATCACTTTCAGTACATACTATAGAACATGTCTCACCCGCTTTAACAGACCTCATACTTGTAATTTTTACTTTACCTGTACCTAAATCAGCATTAGCACTTGCTAAAAACTCATTATGAATCCCTACATTTGCCGTAGAACCTTCTAATTGGAATGCGGGTGCAAACTCTACAGTTGTTTTACTTACTCTATCTTCTCTATTGAATAAATCAGCAAGGTTTTGAGCAGTTGTTGTGGAGTCAAAGTCGTTTCTCCATTGATTTGTTCCTGTACCCATAGTCATTGTAGCCGCAGTACCATTACCCGGTGAGATTACAATAGAACCGGACATGGCTCTAACATCTTCCGGTAGGTGTATTCTTGCTTCCGCCGCACCTATCTCCCTATAGTCATCACCTTGCCATAATTCAAGACGAAGTATTTGTTGTACATTACGGAATAGTAGTGGTGCAGTACCAACATAATCAGTATAGTATCTACGCCTGTATGGTTTGTAAGTATCGAAGTTAATGTATTCAGCCGTGACAAGATATGGTCGCCAAGCATTACGAGTAATGTTGTCTATTCTATCTTGCATTTTTAAAATAACTTTATCCACTCTATCCTTAGTAAGTCCTCTTGTTCTACCATTAGTAAAAGACGCTTGATTTTGTACATAAGCATTGTCAGCAAGTTGATAATCAGCGTGGGTAAAACCACCTGTAAACGCTAATTTTACACCACTAGCCGAAGATGAAATAGCAGTAATTACTTTTTCTAACCCTAAAGGGTCAGCATCGGAATAAATAAGAATAGTATCTCCTACACTAAAACCATCGTTTCTGTAATCTCCACCTGTAATAAATACACCATCGGACACGCTATTAGCACTTACGAGTATTGCTTCACTAGGTCCAATATCAAGTAAGTCTGCTACTTTTTGAGCAGTACTATACACTGTTGCCGTAGGGTCAAGAGGCCGAGTTTCCGGCTCGCCGGGTGAAAATACTACTGGCATACATTACCCTCCCTCATCTAACTGGTAAAGTACCCCGTTCTCCGACAAATCGCCCATTTTCTTGAATTATACGCTCATTCATTTCACGCTTAGAAGGACATGAGCATCGGTATGGGTCGTTGCAATTATCGCAAAATTCAGGTTCTTGCTCATTTTTCAATACACTCCAAGCATCACGGAATCCACGAATGTGTGATACCGCTTTTTGTGCCATGATTCTTTCAAGAAGTTCATCTTCACTCTTTGGTCTGTCGTCCTCTTCTTCTGGTGGAGGCATATCATCTTCATCTTCTCCATCATCCATGAATTTGTTGTCAGGCTTTAGATTGCCTGTCTCGTCCATGATTTCAGACATGAGTTTGTCTTGTGCAGTTTGAGGAGGAGATTCAGATGGGTCTTTTGATGATTGCCATTGTTGTACTTTAGGGTCACCATCATCCAATTTTGGATGTACATCACCAAATTCAGCATCAATAGCCGCTTGCTCACCTGCTACATCAGGCTCACTAAGCATTTGTTCAAGGTTTTGCCCCTCAAAGGGTACTCTTTCGCCCATGAATTTGATACTGTGCTTTTCAGGATTGGCTACAGCATCACGCATCATTGTATCACGAGCCGATTGAAATCCTTCACCAGTTGGGTCTTGACCTGCGGCTCGCATCTGTTCAGCAACTTTACGATTAGCAAATTGCTGTAGTTTCATTTCGTTACCATCTGCAAGAACTCTTTGCCTATGAGGTTTCATTGCTTTAACTAATACTTTCACCATTAAATCACGCTCGGTTTGCTTCATCTCGATGTCCTAAGTTGTATTCCATAGGTTTGTCGCAAGTTGCACAAGTTGCTCTCCATAGGAAATGGAGGAATCCACAATGTGTACAACGTGTTCCTGAACCGATATTGAGGACATCACCAATATCACGGTTTCGATTACGTTGCTCTCTTGTTACACCCGCTAACGGGTGTTCCTTTTGGTCTGCGAGGCCACTTTTGTCTACGTGTACACCCTGCTTACTCGACCTTACTATGTCGGATAAGTCAAGGCTTCTAACATCGAATCCCATACTTACTCACCTCAAACTGTGTAGGTAAGTAGGAAATAATGGTTACCAAGCGATGTAAACGGTTCTATGCTAATGAGTGCAGTTGTACTTCCCGCCGCTACTCCAAGAGCACCCGTACCACCTGTGGCACGAATATCTGTTTGGATAAGCGCAGTTGCCGTACCGTCAGACATCATTTTAGGACTGTAGGGACCGATTACTCGTGAGCCATAGCCACTTAGTACTGCCATTTAAGCCACCTCAAGAACGGCGACCTATTGCAATAAAAGTTCCAGCCTGTGCGGGTGCTGTATCACCGATTGTTCCATCAGCCAATCCAGCCGCCAAACGGACGGTTGTACCATCTATACGAACATCTACACCAAATACGACATTTTGAAGGTTAGCCGTACCTCCTGTGTCTGTGATAGGTCGTGCCGCAATAGCACCGCTTGAATTTGCACCTGCAAAGTCTATACTTGCAAGCATTCCAGTTAGGTCAATTGCGTTATCGCCAGCGGCGTAAGTACCTGTTACAATCATTCTGTCGCCAAATACTGTTGGTCTTGGGTCTATTGTTACTGCCATTATTCTTCATCTCCATTTTCTGTTGGGTTCAAGTGCTCGTCTACAAGAGTGAGTGCCTTTGTTTTAGTGATGTAACCATTAGGTAAATCAACGTTTTGCTCGTCAAGCCATGTAAGTATGTCTTTTCGACTCCATCCGCTGTCTGGTAATCCATCATTTCCACCATCGACTGTAACTCCTTCATCTCCTTCGATAAGGAAGTGAGTTTCAGGTAAAGTGTGTTTCCACTCGTTAAGCCACTCTTGAGTAACCTCTTCCATTTTTCCACGAATCCACGAAGCATTTGAATCTCTTCGCCTTCGTTCGTAGAAGGGACCTGTGTAGGTTACGTGAGGCACTTAATCACCCTCAATTGAGCAAAACCGCCGTTACTGTTCCTGCACCAGCCGCCTCTCCGTGAAGGACGATTGCTGGAAGAAGTGCGCCAGTCTTAGCGGCTGGAGCCGCACCAGTGTTAGTGAAGGTTGCAGATAGGGTCTTGTCGGCTACTGCGAAAGAAGTACCAAGTACTCCAATAATTTTTGAAGCCCCTGCTGTAAGAACTAATACTTGTTCAGCCGCATCAGCAAGTGTGAATGCAATTTGTACCAATCGCATACTTCCTGCCGCTTTTCCATCGGAATTTTGTGCGGTAAAACCAGTAAGAGAACCGGGGTATGAACCACCAGCATTACCGTCTAACCAAGCAGTTTCATCGACTGGTGTTCCTGTACGCAAGTCAAGGTCCAAGAGAACCGAGACTGTACCGCTTGTGAAATCACCGTCATCGAAAGAAATTGTCAATCCTTTTTGTGTCTTTGTTTCTGTTGTCATAATAAATCATCTCCATATGTTTTTTCCATTAGCCTCACTTCAAGTCTCGGACTGAACCGTGACCTCCGTAGAAAGTAGTCCATAGTTCTCCCATAGTTCGGTACATACCCTCTTGTCCAAGACGGTTAATAGCGAATGGGTCACCAGTTTCGATACCACTCTCAAAGTATTGCGTTGGAATTGCTGTGCTAAAGTACAGGTAATCAGTATCAAGGAAGTACATACGACTTAGAGTATCGGTTTGTACGTCTTTTGATGGAATGATTGGAACACCGTTGTATGTTGCAACAATGAAACCTGCTTCAATACCCGGTACACCCTTTACACCGTTGTAGGTTGGGGTGACACGCTTCTCTTCAAGGAAACGTTGTTGGGATTGTAGAAGTTGTTGTAGACGCATAAGTGTGTCATATCCTGTAAGGATAACCTTCGGGTTACCACCACGAGTCCAGCACTTCTGGAAGAGGTCATCAAGATGGTCGAGGGACAGAACACGGTCTGTTCCACCGTTTTGATTGACTTCTGAGTAAGACCAAGAGTTTGCACTTCGGTCAATGCTGTACATGTCAATGTCAGTTCCAGTTTCGTTTGAACCAACCGTAATACGGTCAAGTGATTCAAAGTCGTTACCTGCGAGTGTAGCCTTGTCTGCGGTCATCATCTTGTTGATGTGTTCTGCGTGGTGCTTACCCATTTCTTCCTTTAGGATAGAACGGATGTCGCCAAGTCCATCGTCCTTGTCAGCAAGGAACATTGCAGTTTCGCTCATGTCGAATGTGTGAACCACAGTCTTAGGCTTGGCCGCAATGTGCTGGAAGGTCGGCTTGGTTGTGTCAGGAAGTGTTGCGTTCTCTGCAACACCGCCGCCAACAGTAAAGGAAGGACGTTCTGTGATGACTCGCCATCCACTTCGTTCCCACGGACGCTTTGGTAGAATTGAGAATGCGTTAAATTCTTGGTTTAGTTGGGACCAAACTTTGCGACCATAAATCGCTTGGTATGTTCCCGCTGTTGTGGAAAGCATAGGTGCGTCAGCCTTGAGCAACTCGCTACCGGAGTAGGAGTAACCCATTGCGTTGCCAGCACCGTAGTAGTAGCGTTCCATGTCAGTAATGCTTCGTATGTAATCTCTTGCCATTGTTCATCATCTCCTTAGATTAGTTGCTTCCCCTAATTGCCTTGTCAGCGAGGTTGTGTACCTCGTCCCAAGTCATGTTACCCAAATCTTGGGTGGAGGGAATTTCAATGTTTGGTGAAGAAGCCGACTTTTGGATTGAAACGCTCTCGGTTGAGAGGTTGTCAATTCGCTCGGAAAGAGACTCAATAGACTTGAGTACTTCCGATAGTGGCTCACGAGCGTCAAAGTGTGCTCGTGCTTCTTCGTTCTTAGCAATCTCCATCTCTTTAGAAAGACGGGATGAGAACTCGGATTCAAGGTTACCACGGAATTGTTGTTCCAATGCCGCCGCTTTGTAAACTTCGTAAGCGGCTTCGATGTCGGATTGTGAAACTGTAGAGGCTGAAAGGTAATCTCCCTTTGCAACCTTAGCAGGTCCCTGAGCACCAGCAGGTTGCTTTCCGCCACCTGCTGTGAGTGCGGAGATAGCACCAGTTGATGGGTTGCCACCTTCTTGTCCTCGTCCACGAACTTGACCACCGAAGTAGTCAGCACCGTCAACGGAGTCAGGATTGTCGAATCCACCCATTTGTTGCTTTTGCAAGTCATCAAAGTGTGCTCGTGCTTGATTTGTATCTACACCAGCGGATTTGAGAGTATCTTCCATCCAACTAAGGTATTCAGATGAGATAACATCGCTGAACTCGTCGCCCTTTGCAAATGGGTTACCTTCTTTCTTTTCTTCTTTCATATCGTCATCACCTTTGTCGGAAGATGCTTCTTCCTTTGGTTCGTCGTCTTTTTTATCCTTAATGCTCTCACGGAGTTGAGGAGGAATCTCACCCTTTTCCATTGCATCAAGTCGTGCTTCAAGTCTTTCCATTACTGTATTCAAATCAGTCATATTGTTGTCCTCCTTTAAAATACTAAATTGTGCTTCAGGGTTAATACCTTTTTCACAAATAGTAATCTCATGCAATTCCATCTTTGAAATCTCTTGGTAATCGCCTTTTACACTATCAGACTTTCGCACCCTCTTGAATGCTTGTCCTCCAATGGAGAATCCACGAAGGTTACCCTTGCGGATTTCAGCGGCTACTTCACGAGCCTTCTCAATATCATTGCGGAGTTGAACGACAACAAACATTCCTGTGTCGTCGCATTCGGACTTCCACATTCTTCCATTGTTGTCTACATAAGAATCCAAGACTTCACCGACTTGGATGTTTGAATGAGCAAGTTGTACATTGCGGTACTTATCACTCTTCATGAAACCGTCAAATGCACTCTTAAGAGCACCACGAGTGATAAGGTCGCCTTGTTTATCGACCAACTCAACTGATGCATATCCAGCAACAACGAGGTCACTTCCACTCTTGAGGAGTGAAAGACCCTGTTCTGGTTGCTTGAGAGCGAGCATTGAATCAACAATTCCTCGTCATGGTATATAGACCCCTATTATACCTTTGAAAGTACTGGGGTATCGTTTTCATAGTCTAAATGGAGATTTTCACCTTCTTCTGTTGAAACATCAACAGGCTTTATGTGCTTTGGTTTTTTGTCATCTTTATCTCTTTCTTCATCAGTTCTTCCATCGAAATCTGGAAGATTTTCTTCTTCTGTGATTTTTGTGGGTCCACTTGGTGATTCTGTAGGTGTACCTACATCAATTCCCAAACCTCTCGGTCCAGTCCATGTCAATTTTTCTTTTGTGAGTGTATCAAGTGTCCTTAGAATAACTTCAATCGCTTTTTTCTTATCTTCTGGTTTAAGTAATCTATTTTCATCATCTTCTTCTAAGATACCAACAGAACCTTCTTCGATTTCTTTTGGTGTATGTTTTTTAGGCGGAGAACTAAATTCTTCTTCTGTTTTCAATACTCCTGATAACATAAGAGGTGCTACAGAACCCCAAAATGGTTGAAGGCTCTCCGCTAATGTTACTGCATACTGATTTTTGAATAGTAAATCCATATTACCTTGAGGGGAATGAAGATACCACATATTTCCTACTTCATCTACTTGGTATGTTACAGTATCAATATCTTTGAGTACAACACGGAATCCTTCTTCATCATATTCTACATTATGTGGAATATTGATAGCGGCATACGATTTTGTCAACAAGTCTAATGATTCTGCACTTGCAGGTCCTTCACCTTCACCTACGCCTTCTATTTGCTTTACTTGTACGGTGAAAACATTTCTTTGCCCACGAGTTTTCTTTGTAACTCCACTTACTGATACTCGCACTACATCTCCGACTTTGTACGCTTTATCTTGATTACGTGCTGTACCTACATCCATGTAGTACTCACCTTTGTGTTCAATCGCTCGATTAGCCAATCCACCATCGTCAATAAGAGGACCCGCACCTAATTGATATGTGTAAGGACCATTACCTCTTCTATCAAGAACAATGAAATTGTAATCACGAGTTGGTCTATACAATACCCACTTAGGGTGTCTAAATTCTCCACGCATATATGTGGACTTAGAATCTCTTAGCAAAATATTCTCATGTTCTTTTTGCATTCGTTCTACACTTTCTTTGAGTCCTTCACTATCTGTTACCTTTGTATCGTGAGGACCCGGAACAATGACATTCTCATGACTTTCAAATTGAGAACGTATGACTTTGATTCGTTCAAAGACTTGCATATCTGTAATATCATTGTTATCGTAATTTAGTATATCTATAACGTTCAAATCTACATCGCCAAGAATGGTATCTATTGCAAAATTATTGTCGTTGACTTTTTGTAATGCTTCTCTATGAGCCTTTTTCAGACCTACTTTTTTACCTGATTCATTGAGAGCAGTAATCTCTTCACCATTTTTAATTATCATAACACGCTTTCCATCGTACCATTTTGATACGACCCACGAACCACTAAATCCACGTAGGTGTTCTAAATCACTTAGTTCAAAAATACGGTGCATAGGGCGTATTAGAGGATTCCATTCAGGTTTATCTTCTTTCATGAGTAAAATATCAGGATTGAGTAACCCTTCTATGTAATCACTCATTTCACTCAATGCTAATTTACTTGGGTCCTCATTCATAGCAATGAATGTTGTAGGGTCAATACCACTTGTAGGAAGTCGAGATTCTTGTGCGGGTGGTGCGTTATTCCATACTTGTTCACGTAGTTCTTTTCCATGAACCATATCTGTAAGTTCGTGTGGAACCGAGTGATACAATCCTTGTTCTACATATTGACCTGCCATAATTTGACCATCGGCTGTAAACTCACAACCAGCAGAAGGACTTGCTAACCAACCACTATGGTGTGCGCCAGCATCAAAAGTATCTACAATACTTCCGTTGTTAGGATTAGAAGAACCAACAGGAATTTGTGTCATTCCTGCTCTTGTAACTATTGAAGTAGTAGGTTCTTCTGGTCTTTCTTCTTGTTGTACGGAAGGATTGTAATGAATAATAGAATCAAGATTATTTCTTGTTTCAGCAGTAATCTGTGGTCGTCCTTTTCCAGCAGAACCTTTTTTCTTCCCTTGTGCATCGTATACATCGTTATTGATGTATTCCAATCCATTAGCATCAATAGCGGAACCAAATTGAGTGTTTGAGTTCATAAGTTGCTTAAATCTACGAGGAAGTGCATGGATATACTGTGCTTTTTTGTATTCTTTATCTGAATTTATTTCTTTATGCAATTCTTGTACTGCATCGTGATAGCCTAATGTTTGTACCATTACTGCAAACTTTTGTTCAGGATTGAGTTCACTTCCTTCTTTCTCTCCTAACGATTCATCATGCATATGAGAAATGTCTGTTCCATGTACGTCTGTAATACCCCCATGAGAAATGAGTTGATTAACAGTACTTGCGTGTAATGGTTGATTCAAAGTGTTAGAACGCTCAATAAGTTCTCTTGCATGTTCTTTCGACTGTGGTGTTTTTTCTATTGCTAACGCTTCAAGAACTTCGTCTACACTCATGTTACCTGTAATTGGAAAACCATGTTCTTGTAGATGAGAAGCAACGTTTTGATGAAAGCCTTTATTTTCAGCAGATTTTGTTTCTACATCTGTAAAGTCAACCCCATACCCTGTCGTTGTTAAACCGTGTACAGAATGAGAAACGTTGGAAATATATCGTTGAGCATCACGAAACATCCTTGCATTGTTATCAATAAATTTCTGTGGGTCATTCGGGTCAAATGCAGTTGGGTCTGCTTCTTCCATTTTTTCCTTTATCATTGGTGCTACTTTAGCAACTAAAATTCTGTGCGCTTTTGCCAACTCTTCTTCTCTCTTGGAATCTATTTTCCAATGAGTCGTTCCCTTTCCTTGTACGCCTTCTATTGCTTTTTGTTGCATTGCAGTAAGTTTTGAAGTTACATCTGTTAGTTTTTCTCTTATCAACGGTTTATCTATTTCGTCTGCTTCATTAAGTTGTTGAAGTAAATCATCAGATTCATCTTGTAATTTTTGCTCTTTATCAATAGCAGGTAATGCACCACCAAAACTTATTGCTGTACGAACTGCATCTTCCATTGTTGGTTTTTTATGCTTGTATGTTTGAGGTCGTTCTTTAATATCAAGATGAATATCATCTAATAATCCTCCAACAATATCTCCTATAGGAGTTGTATCATGTACAGCATCGAAGCCCATTTTTTCACGTAAATCTGTAAAATCTTCTGCTTGTAAATATTCTAAAATGTCTCTTGGTTTTTGAGAACCAATAACCTTTGTTATGTTCGTAAGTAAACGAAGTCCAAATGCTCGTTTACTTGTGTTCAAATAATCTTTTACTTTATTGTATGAAGGTTTTGATACTCCCCAATTCAAAAAAGAAAACATATCTTCTGGTGTTTCTCCTCCGCTAACCTCTCCTTCACCTCTTAGTAAATCATTAAACGATGTAACAGACTTTTCACTTGGTGTATTCAAATGGTTTTGGTAACCAAATCTCATTATTCTTTTGTGAGTATCTGCGGCGTTATCATATATTTGTTTATCACTACTGTATGGTACATAACCACGATAAGTAGCGTGATGTAAGAACGGATTTCTTGTTAATGTATTGTCAAACGGTTTTAGATGTGAACCAAATATTTGTCTCTCTTTATCTGTCATATGGCGTATCATATACTCATACTGTGGTGAAAGAGATGATTTATGTTCAGAAAAATTATTTTTAGTCGTAGCCCCTTCTTTAAATCCACTATGTGATGTTCCACTTGGTATTGGTCTTGAAACATTTACAGGTGAAAGTATGTTTTGAATAAGTTTAGGTGCATTATGGTGAACATATTTTTTCGTGTTTGCATCAAAATGCCCATGTTCTTGAGAACGTTCAGGCATAAAATGTGCAGCAAGTGATAAATTGTTTTGATTAGGTACTATCGTTTTCTTTTCCCCCATAGTACCTGATTCATGTACTTCACCAAGTAAAGAATTACCATCTTCGTTAGCAGTTAATGCATGTAGAATTTCATTATATGTAGATAAAGACATACCTGCACCACCAGTACCCTGATACAATTTATTCCAAAAGTTTCCGGGTCCGTAGGTATAATCCCCATCTTCACTTGTACGCCAATATGAGGGTTTATCTTCCGATGGATGAGGACCATGTGCCGCTTTTAAGAATGATAAATGATTACGAATATCTTTTTCTTGTTGTTGTAAATTCATATGCCCCGAAGCCTGTTTTTCCATATTTTCTATCCATTCTAAAGGAACAATAGGTCCTTCCATTGACCCATGTAATTCATGATTTTGAATAGGTTCTCTTGTTTTAGGGTCAAATCCTGCTAAGAAAAGTATATCTTCAATTGGTATTCTTGAATGGTCTATTTTTTGAGTTCGTTTTCCAAATTGACTTTTTTCAGCATCTTTTAGACCTTCCCAAGTCAAATCTTCTGGAGAATCGTTTTTGTGTAAATTTAGTCTTGGTAAATACTTCAACTTTCTTTTATACCCTTTACCAGCATTTTTCATATCATCTGCATACAGATTGTTTATTTCTTCCAAAATAAAATCAGCGATAGACTCCTCTTTTCCTTCATATGGTAAGTGTACAGCATTTCCTAACGCACTTTGTAGGAATCGACCACCTTCACCTAATTCGTAATCAGTATCGTTATCTTCTAATCGAAGATGAGAATTTCTTCCCATCATTCTCGGACTACGTACAGCCCAATTCATTTCAGGAGTTTTACGCATAAGAGCATTGTATGTAAAACGAGAAGAAGGAATTTTTTGCCCACTTGGTAATTCAATAGTGCTCACATTGTCTAAACCGTGTTCATCTATCTGTTGTCGTATGGCAGTTCTTTCTTCTGGTGAAAACCATTCTAAACCTAATTTAAAACCATGATGACCTAACGGTGTTGGATGGACATTGTAATCATCGTCCAAAACACTATCTTCTGTAAGCCACTCATTTGCCTTTTGGTCAAAATGTGCCTCACGAAGTATTTTTTGTATGTCTTGCGAACTTCTTCCTTCTTCTACAAGACTGTCCTTTATGTTAGATGCTTCATTTGATTTCTTCCATCTATGATAATCTCGTTCGTAGAAATCTTTCTGGTGTGTACCAATCGTACCAAATACTTCTGGAGTGCCTAATAAATTCATACTCTTTGACTTTGAACCTTGAGGTTTAAATCCAAACGCTAAAGGGTGTTTATTATCCTTAAGATGCTTTATGTATTCTTTTTCCATCTTTGCTTCTTCATCCATATATCCGCCAAAAACGTGTGCTCTTAGCATTTCAACCCAATGAGGTTTTCCTGTTGTAGCATGAAGTCTTAGTGCAGGGTGATTTGCTGGATGGAATGGAAAATGATGTTCTCTATATGGGTGATTTGCTGGATTGGGTCGATACACAGGCCATGTAGAAAAATGGTCAGATAGATTCTTTCCGCCTTGTAACCCATCGAGCCATATGTGATTTGTTAAATCATCTTGAGTATCTTCTATATTGTGCAGAAGCCCTTCACCAGTATCGTCGCCCTTGTCATATTCAAATTCAGGCAATTCTTCTTTTTCTTTCTTCGCAATAACATCTTCTGCTAATACAAGAAGAGAACCAAGAATGGGTTCACGGGGGGATTTTTCCATAGAGTTCCATGCGATGATGTATTCAGCCGCATTTCGTTCAAGGTCTAAACCATCGTCTAACGATTTTAACAAATCGTATGTAGCGTGGTCTAATTGAGTATATGACATTTTAACACCGCCTTTCATAGCGGTGTAAATTTAGGACAGGCGTGTATATCCATTCCTTGCGCCATAGGGAGTTTACATCCTGATTCAGATGAACCGCCACAAGTTCGACACAATAGAGGTGCAACACGTTCACTATGCTCTCTCAATGATGCGTGGTCATTCGCTTTAACTACACGCACATTAGACATAGAATCACAGTCCCTTTTCACCCGCAGTATCTTCTCTTTCTACACCAGTTCCAGAATGAGGGTTAAGTTTACTGCTTAAAGTTTCTAAACTTGTAGCGTCTTTCTTCTTAGGCTTTTTCTTAGCATCTTCTGATTCAATGGTTTTACCATTAGTGGTGTAGTATGCTGTACGAGTTTGTCCACCTGTTTCTGTTACCATGTGAGGATTAATGTCTGAAATTTTTTCAGCCTTGAAACCGGGTTCAGCCTTTGCCATTTTTCCGCCACAGCCCATCTTCATGCAACCCATCTTGTTCATCTTAGAACCACACTTTGGACAATCTTCACAATCGCATTTTCCTTCGGGACAATCACATTTTGCTTTGTGAATTGCTAAATCGTTTAAACGTCGTTCTAATTCTAACGCTTTCACGAGAACTGGTGCTTCATCAAATCTTGGCTTCATTAATTCATCTCCGTATCTTTTGCGGTTTTTGCCATGTCATGTATTTCTTCCCATGACATGTTGTGAAATTCTTCATTTGTTTGTGGTATGGAAGATGACATATCACCCTTCATAAGTAGTGCATCATTTTCCATATCTGCACGTAGCGGGTCAGTTATTACATCTGCCGCTAATGGAGTTGAAATAGATACAAGACCCATTTTACGAAGAAGATTTTTTGGATTTTGTAGTGTAGCCTTTAGTCTTGCGTTTTCTGCTTTTAGAAGAGACAAGTCATTATCCATGTTCTCCATCTTTGTGATGAGAACATTCATGAGTTGCCCTGCGTCAGACAAAGAATCACACCCTACGACCAAGTGTTCCTCTTGATGGATTAAATCCTTTACGTTGCTTTCCTGCCGATACAGTTCCGCTTAGTCGATGTCCTGTCAATTCAGTTCGACCTTCATCTTTTTGGAATGTGTAAGGTGCTACTCCACCAACAAAGAGGTCTTTTGCACCGGGTGTACGTGCAAGGTTTTCAGCCTTGAAAATTTCCGATTGCAAATCTTCCAAAAGGAAATCGCTTAGTTTCTGTACTTCTGTTAAATGTTGCTTGGCGAGATTACCATCGCCTTCTTCTAACGCAGTTGCAAATGCTTTTTGCGCTTGTTCCATTTTTCTTGCCATTGGGTGCATTTTTAGTAGGTCCATACGAATCCCTCTTGTCTATGTCATATACTACTTGTTTAAAGAGTTTTAGCGGCCTCTTGGTCTACGAGCGTCTAATAATGCATTAGAAACGTTTTGCATAGGAGTTGGTTCAGGTCCTCTTTGTTGAACACTTGAAAGTGGTGAACCACTTCCCATTGTTCCTCTTCTTTGAGGTGCTACGGGACCACGATTTCTCATTCCCATTCCTTCACTTCCGGGTTGCATAGGCATTCCCATTCCGGGTGGAACTTGTCTTGATGCTGGCATTCCTCCACCCATCTGTGGTGGCATTGGCATTCCGCCTCTTCCCATCATCTGTGGTGGCATTCCACCGGGTGGCATTCCACCGGGTGGCATCATAGGAGGCATACCTCCACCGCCGGGTGGTCCTCCACCGGGTGGTGGTGCTGGTGCTGGTGGTGGTTTAGAATATGTGAAACGAATATCTCGATTTGCTGGCTCATCAAGCAAATCAGGTACAAATCCTAATTGCGCCATTCTTTGTGCAACGTTGAGTTCTTGTTCATCTCTTCGTAGTCGAGTAATTTCATCCTCTTCTTCATTAGGATAAAGCGTGAGTTTCCAATCATTGACATTCATTTGCTTTAGTAGTCTTGGGAAAAGAATTTCTGTGTATACTTTTTGACCAAATTCTACAGCACGATTAGTAACAAGAATCTGTAGCCCTTCATTATTCAGACCTCCTGATTTACCATTATCAATCATGAAGATAGAGGAGACACCATAGAAAGCGGCGATGCGGTTTCGTATTTCATCACGCACAGCGATGTACTGCATTTCTTCAAGTGTGTCCATAAATTTGACCCAATTGACCCCTCCTCTTCCACTCGAAGATTCAATACCAACACGAGGAATATAGTGAGGGTCACGTTCCATCTTTTCATCAGTTGCCTTCCAGAACGACTTCATTGATTCTAAGTTATCTGTTGTAACAGAAATAATACCTTTTGGTATTCTTCTCTTTTGATATGCAGTATAGATGTAGTTATCCATTGCTGTGAGTGTCATTGCCTGTCTCCACATTGTGTTAACTGGAGAACGACCATACAATTTCGATGGATTATATTTTGAAATGTGCAGTACTTCCCCTTCAACAAAGTATTGTGTCTTACCACTTCCAGCCATATTTACATAATGAACATCTTGCATTTCACTTCCACAAATTTCACATTTATCGCTTTCAGAATGTGTTTTGACATTTTCTCGATGAATTAAACAAATTTTGTAACGCCCACCACGAACACCACGCTTATCAGCAACAATACGCATAAAGATAGGGTCGCCTCGTATCATTTCTTTAACACGATAAAATTGAACTTCTTTTGTTTCAGGGTCAATAAAATATTCTTTTACTAAAACAAGAAACCCGTCATCTACAATATTTAAATCGCTTTCAAGTTCATGTAAAAGATGGAAGAATGATTGTTCCATGCTGTTTTCTTGTTTTAGTAACCACTTTGGATAAGTGAGTTCATCAGGGTCAGGTTTTCTTGTTTGACCATCACATAGTTTACAAGTATCAACTTCTTCTTGATATTCTTCATCACATTGAGTACATTTTCTGGTAAATTGCTTTTCCCAATAAAAACCACGACGAAACATTTCTTGTCGTAGTTTAGAAAGTACAGTACGAAGAATAAGCGATTCATTACTTACAGCAAAAAGAGCAGGTATAGTAATTCCTTGAGCCATTACGGGTTCTTGAATACCACTTGACCAAAGTGGCATAGTAGGAGTTGGGCTTTCCTTTCTTTTGAAAGGCCGACCTAAAGCCGACAAAAATCGTGATATTCTTCCATTTTCTTCTGCGATTACAATCCCTCCGCAAATGCGCCTATAGTGTCAGCATCAACGCCCCACTTGTTCAAGAGAGAGTCGGCTTTGTTTTTATGGTCTTTCCAATTACTAAATGTAACTAACTGATATAATTCAGTCTTTCTCATCTTATCTTTTTCATCTACATAAGCAAGCATAGCCTTTGCTTGCAAGTCTTTTAGACGCATATGAGGCATAGAATGTTTGAGTACATGGCGAATATCGTCTTTTGATGCAAATATAAGCCGATGAATTGTTTTTTGTGTATTCTTTGCTACTGTTTGGTCAGTAACTAATCGACCACAGCCAACAGCCTTTTGTAAATCTTCACACAACTGCTTACCCATATTTCCACTTGCAACAAAGGTTACACGAGGGTCGCCACGTTGGGAAATAAAGATGCTTCCATCCGAATCAAGTGAACCCGCCATGTACCCCCATATGTCTTTGATAATTAACCCATGCGTACCAATTTTAATGTAATTCCCTCTCGACGGGGCTTTGTAAATATCAAACTCTTCGCCATACGTCTTGAGTAAAGATGCCATTTTTTGTGGTGTGATATTCTTTTCCAATGTACCGAGTCCACGTCTTACGAGTTCACGAGATTGTAAAGGACCTTCCTTTTCCAATACATCAGATGCAAATTCTAATGCCTTTACATCATTAACAGGTAATTTTTCTGCTTGCTTCAATACATTTCTCCACATTTTTCTTGCGTCTTTTTGTAATTGATTTGCATTGACCCATTCTAATTGGTCATCAACAGACCAGTCAACTTTCTCATTGAGCATATTCAATACAGTATTTGCTTTCAAAAATAATTGACAGGCTTTTTGTAAACTAACAGAACGTGATTCTCCAAACTTTCGTAGTGATTTTAACGCTTTATCGTTTATACCCATATTTTTGATAACATCAGAAAGACCATCAGACCAAGACAAATTGGTAATAGTGGCTTCCACTTCCATTGACTTTAATGTTCTAACGTCTTTAATCATAGAATCATACATGTCTCTATTGGTTTTATCATTTCTACGGGCTTTACGACATTCACGTATGATTTGGTCAGCACTCTTCCCCCATGTGGATTCGAGCCAACCATCTCCATTCTTAGCAAATGAATATGATTTTAATTCCTCTTTAACAACTAAAGATGAACTTACTGGTTCAATAGGTAAATTATCATATTGAAATTGTGGATGCTGTGATATACTTTTAACAAGTAAATTAGAAAACTCATCGTTTCCTAAAACGGGGAAATCATACTCATCCCCGACAAATGCACTCCCCCACATATTGACCTCTCCGTTGACCAATCATTTAGTCCTTTTTCTTTTTAACGCCGACTTTCTTTGGTTTAGCACCAATGGCAATTACCATCACCATGCCTTTTTTTCCTTTCATGTCTTTCATGTCTTTTTTATCTTTCATTGCTTTCACCACCGTAGGTTTGCCACCAACGCCTTGCTTTTTTGCTCGCTTCCGTTTTGTAGCCGCTTGTTTTTGACCGCTACTCATAGAGCCGCTTGTCTTTGGAGTTTTACTTGAAACTTTCACACTCGGTCTACACTTTGGGTAACCTTTGCTTGATTTACTTGCCTTACTTCTTCCACAAGGAGGATGCTTACCGTCTTTGTCTTTACGACTAACATCAACCCATTTTTCTTTGAACCAACGATTCAAGTTCTTGATAACAAGTGTATCATGGCAAGTACATCGAGTCATTCAGTACACACCGACCATTTTCTTGATGTTTTTTTGTTTATCAATAAGAGCATAACAAGGACATTTTGGGGATGAAGCCGAGCATTGGTTACCCTCAATCATACATATACATGGTGTCTTTTTAGTGCCACCGCAACAGCAAGAAGGTTTCTTAAGTTTCATTTCTTCTTCCCCTTTTTCTTGAACTTACCCTTGCAGTATTGCACCGCCCATCCGTTAGCATAAGCAGATGGATAAACATCGAATTTTTTCTTAGCCGCCGCTTTTCCAGCAGGGCATAATTTCTTTTCAAGGAAATCCCAAGCAGTACCCATTCCTACACAATGTCCACATTCACAAGTCATTACATGCCCTCCGGTTTTCCATGTTCAATCCAGCATTTTTCACAAAAACCAAATGGTTTTTCAACGCCATCTAATTTTGCTATAAAGCAACACGTATGATATAAAAAATTATGATTTCCTAATGCTAAAATATTATCGTTCATTTAAAAACCCCCAATCATCCTCTTACCTCTTGGTAATAATCTTGTGGTAATTCTATGGAACGTTGAGTACCATCTTCATTTGCATATCTCATATATGGAGGATATGCACTTGGACGTTTTACAAGTACCTTATCCATAGCATCATGTCGTCTTTCATCTTTACCACTCATGTGTGGTTTATCAAAAAATTCACTTTGATGCATTTCAGGATTTGAAAGACGCTCAATAAATGCATCAACATCTTCTTGAGGTATTTGCATCATATCATCGTGTCTTTTATCTCTTTGATTTAATGTAAAATTAGCCCAGTTTTCATGTCCTTGATTTTCTGCGGCGGTGAGTTTAGATGCTCGATTATTTGCATCAGTTCTTGAAAATTCAGGATATTTTTTATTTGGTACTTTAGAAGGATAGGGTGTTGGTCGATTATATTCTATGTCCATTGGTGGGTCAGCAAGGTCATCAATTTTATATGAAGTTCCCATTCTACCTTCATCATCCTCACCTAACAAACGACTACGGGCAAAATATCCCATAGCACTTGGATGTATTAATTCACCTTTCAAGAAAGACCAACAAGTATCAAACGAGTAACTCATGGTATAACCCACCCACCTGTGTTCTTACCACCAACAGTATTGTCAAGCCAATCACCAAATCCGGGCATGTAATCATCGAGTGAAACAATGCTTCCCTTGAACTCTTTTGTACCCCAATTAGCCAAAGCCAAAGCCATTGCCAAGTCATCGTGAGTACCTACAGATTCCAACTTACCATTCTTTTGCATTCCGAATCGGTTTAGTTCTTGTTCTAATTTATGTGTGAAAGTACGACTTCGTTCATCACCATACGGTGTTCTAATCTGTCCTTGTTCAAATGCCATAAGTAAAGACATAAACATACTCTCCTTTCTTTGTCGAGTGGTCATGAACGTTTTAATCGGTATATCGCTACGCATATCTTGCAGTTCAGCGGCGAACATACGCTGAAAGTTGTTGCCTTCAAGTTCAATCAAATCAGGTTGAAACCGATTGTTAAGCATCAAAATATGTTTCTTTTGAGCCGCACCGCCTAATCCTTTCTCATGCACAACTCCGACAATTTGTTTGGTATGGTCATCGGGTAAAGTACGCATAACGACCATTGCTGTGTAGTCAGCGTTTTTATCCGAAGCAATTGCTGTGTCCCATCCTATAAAGTGTTGACCGAATACACCTGCGGGATTACCATTCTCATCAAATTCAGTATCAGCCCTGTCGAGCAATACAAGGTCCTTATCACGGGCTTTGTCGAGAATATCGTTAGGAAACATACTTGCAACGTCGTGAATAGGCTCACAAAGATACTCACGAGAAAATTGTATCGCTGGCATTGAAAGTCTACGTTGGTCAAGTGCTTCGAGATTCCACCGTTCAGGCCAAAGGGCTTCTCCAGCGGCATCTATTGCAGGATATGTTTCAACAGTAAAAGCATCTCTTTGTTCTAATTCAGCGTACAAATCGTTGTATGAAAACGGCGTACCGACAATCATCATACGACCTGTGTGGTGCAGAACAGGGAGAAGAACACCATAAAACCAATCAGCGGCTCGCTGTAATTCTGTACCTGTTGTACCCCATAGAATATCGTCACATACTACAACGTGAGGGTGGAAACCACGAGTACCACCACCAACGGACTTAGCCATCATTCGGCTTCCGTTTTCAAACTCAAAGTAGGTTTTTCTCCACGGCCTTCCTTGTGGAATAAGTTCACGAAGGATTGGTGTAGATTCAATGTTATTGCGAATAAATCTCATATGTTCCAATGTCTGTTCCAAAGAGTGAGAGAAAATCATGACGTGTGTTCCGGGCTTAAATGCCGCTATCCATAAAGCATAGGACATAAAGAAAACAGATTTACCGTGGTCACGGCTCGCTTTAACACAATAGTATCTATTTTCTGCTAATCCTTTGTCCCAACATTCATGATGGTACGAATAATCAAATCCTAATATGTCCTCAAAGAAGTATCGAAAAGACTTTGCAGACATCTGTTTATCCATATCGTGGATAAATTCATTGATGTCGCCCTCCATTGGAATATCTATTTCATCACTTCCTTAGTGTAAATAATGTATAAACTGCGAATTGACCCGCTTCATGAGGGGTCATTTTGTACAAATACCCACCAAACTCGTCATAGAGATTTTTAATGTAAGATTTTACTGTTTCATCAGGCCAGTTAACAGTATCACCGGGATGAAATTGTTGAGGTTGTTGTTGAGGTTGTTGTTGTTGTGCCTGTTGATATAAACTTGCCATTTGTGCAGGGTCAAGTAGATTAACTTGTTGAGGTTGTTGAACAGGTGTTTGATTTTGCATTCGTTGCATCGGTGTTTGATTGCTGTAAGCAGGTGAAATAGTATTTCCTAATGAAGTACCCACACTATGCACATTATTCATACTAGGTACTGATGCTGTGCTTATATGTGTAGGTGAAGGTTGATTAAAAATAGATGTATCGAGTGGTTGTTGAGGATTAAAAGGATTATTTTGTGGAGTTGTAGGTAAAGGAGGCATAAACGAAGGTCTTGCCTTTTTTGGTTCAGTAGGAAGTGGTACTCTTACATTAGCAGGACCCTTTGCTCTTACTCCTACTTGATTTTGTTGATTTTGATAATTTTGAGCACCTTCTTGACCCGCTTTAACACGACCAGCCAAAAATTTTCCACTTGGGTCAAGCCCTTCGTATGTATAACCAGCACTAAGTGGTGCGAATAAATTACCACCTTGCATTTGATGCGCTGTTTGTACAGCAGTTCCACCAAGTGCCGCCCCTTTACCAGCCA